GTAAAAACTTTGAATTGATAATCACTACCAAGTGCGTTGAATAATCCATTTGCACCATGTATACTAACTCTTGGATGGTCCACAAAGATAGCGATTTTACCCTTCATACGGCACCTTTCGTTGAAAACATCCTATAACTATATATCCGTTTTTTCGTGGTGTCAATTACATTATTTTTTTTATTTTTTGCACCAGTGCCTGGGGTCGAACCAAGAATCCCGATTTTGGAGATCGGTGTGATAGCCATTTCACTACACTGATATGCAAAAAAGAAGGTTACAACCCAATCACAACTCACATCCGTGGGTAAATTACAGGTCCACCTACAATCCCTCTAACAATGGTGGGGAAGGTAGGACTCGAACCTACGAAGTCATAGACGAGCGATTTACAGTCGCTACCTTTTGCCGCTCAGGTCACTTCCCCAAAAGAAATACATTAAGGTAACAATTTGATAGTTTGGGGTATTACCACTTCCCAAGTCTTTTTGTCATAGCTTTGTAAACCGTCCAAAGTTGATGCATATTGTCTCTACAAGAACTCTATGGGATGATCAGTCCCTAACGGATTCGAACCGTCTTCAGGGTCACATGGACCCCTATCTTCCAGAGACCAGTCTCGAGAACTGGCTATAGAATTCGTGTAGTGACAATAAAGAAGGGCGGAAAACCGCCCTTCTACAATATTACAAAATTACATAATTATGTAATTAGATACGGATGCCAGCATCCATAAGTGCTCGCATACCTGCGGCAACGATTTCACGTGACGGTGTGCCAAGACGATACTTCTTGGTAACTTCACCCTTGGCAGTCTTATACTCATTGAGATAAACTGCATAACCCTTGAGACGGATAGCAGAGATAGCTGCATGCGGATTGGCAACGCCAAAACGAGCGGAAATCTGCTTGGCGGTGAGCAACTCACCAGACTTAAGGGCTTCAAGAACACGATCTGTATTTGATACGATAGTCATACTTACTTTCTCCTGTAAAGTGGACGACACCATGTCGTCATCAACATATGCATAATAGCACATCCGTATAGAATGTCAAGAAAAAAGTGAAGAAAAAATCAAAAAAATTGCACAAATTTTAGGCAATTTATAGGGCAAATATGTCAAAGTATTGACACTACCCCAACTTTCACCGCCGAAACCACATATTCAGCCATTTGGCCCAAGTACTGGTCGGTGGGTAGCCTTATGCAAAGGGGCTACCATCCTGACATAAAAAAACCCCCGAAACTTACGCTTCGGGGGCTAAGTGCATATACTAATGTGCGATCACATTAGGCACACGCCCCCATCATCCAGAAACCCTCTGGATTGCGGCAAATCATATAATCATTGTGTTTGGGCATGTTAATCATAGTCACTCTCTAAATGTAGGTTTATTTATACATGATAAATTATATAATGTCAAGAAAAAAATTAAACCCCCTAAAACAATTGGTTTAGAGGGTTAATTTTCCTATTATTGGAGAAGATTCTTACTTGATTTCTGCCCAGATTTTCTTGACTTCTTCACGTTGTTTTGCATTAAGTGGAATATAATCTAATTCCTCTGCATCCTTGTCACGTGTTAGAGTGAATTGAAAAAACTTAATAGCATCTTTCGCTGCTTCTTTATTTTCATTTTCCTTATACATTACAACATATGTTGTAGCAACCATAGGCCATGTAGTTTGGAAAGCCTTAAGACCAGGTGAAACTTTCTTACCATCAGTACCAATCATATCTGCAACAGTAAGATTGTTTTGCTTGGCAAATGCATATTCTACATAACCAATACTACCATTTGTTTGTAAAACATTATTTGCAACACCATCATTACCTTTGCCGCCTATAGTAGTGCCAGCCCATTCTATTGTTGAGCCTGTGCCATAGTTTTTCTTCCAATCTGCATTGGCTTCGCTTAGATACTTTGTAAAGTTCCAAGTTGTTCCACTACCATCACTACGACGAATCTTAATGATTGGAAGATCTGGAAGTTTTGCTTTTGGATTTAAATCAGCAATTTCTTTGTCATTCCACTTAGTAATCTTACCCATATAAATCTTTGCAATAATGTCATTATTAAGAACAAGACTATCTACTTCTTTTAGATTTACTACTGCAACAATACCACCAACGATAATTGGAAACTGAACTTGACCTTTCTTTTCAAGGTCTTCTGGCTTTACTGGCGCATCTGTTGCACCAAATGTTACAGTCTTTGCATCAATTTGTTTAATACCAGCACTTGAACCAATTGATTGGTAATTTACTGTTACTTTTGTTTGTTTATTATACTCGCTTGCCCATTTACTTGCTATTGGGAAAAAGAAAGATGAACCTGCACCTGTAACTTCACCTGCATAAGTTGCAGTTGTAATTATAGTTGCAGCAGCAATTGTAATTAACCTTGTAAGCATAATATTCTCCTTTTGTTATGCTAACCTAATTTAGCATGCCAATATTACAGAATTATGACAAACTGCTTACTATCCATATGCCACTACAATATTCTTTGGTATCATGTATGGTCCAATTTATTTGTGACATTTTTAACTTTAATGGCTTATAAGAAAAAGTTATATTAACTTCTGTATTTGCAAATAATGGATTCTTAAACTTACAATCCATTTTTACAGTCATACTGGTTTTTATTTCTTGTGGAAAATTACCATCATCTTTTGCTTTTCTAAACCAATATGGTAATAACCCTATAATTAAACCACCTTGGACTACACCATCTAAAATATGTATAGAAATGTTATCACCAGTATTATTAGCAAAATCTAATACTTGTTGTTTATCTACACTGATTGGTATAGTATGTGTAATCATTATTCAAATGTAAAAAGATTACTATCTAAACGTTGTTCAGGTGGATCAATTCGTTCTTCTGCGAGATTAATATATTCAGGATTAAGTTCAATAAGCGTAGCATTGCGTCCAAGTTTATCAGCAACATAACCTGTTGTGCCACTACCACCAAACGGATCTAACACCATACCATCTTTTGGACAACCTGCTTGAATACAAGGTGTAATCAATTCTGTTGGGAATGTAGCAAAGTGCGCACCTTTATATGGTTTGGTGTTTACAGTCCATACACTGCGCTTTTGTCGCATACCATCATAGACTTTATATTCAGGTGGACGACTGTTTACACCAGGTTCAGCCACACGTTCTTCACTGCCTTTTGCACCAAGTGTGCCAGCAGGTATTACACCTTTTTCCTTGATTGCTTCATAATCAAAGTAATACTCTTTGGATTTGCTTAACAAGAAAATATATTCATGTGCTTTTGTGCAACGATCTTTTACACTTTCTGGCATGGGATTAGGCTTATGCCAAATAATATCTTGACGCAGATACCAACCATCGGCACGTAGTGCAAATGCTAACATCCATGGAATACCAATAAGGTCTTTGCTTTTAAGACCAGCCAATTTATTATTACGACTTGGACTAAAACTTGGCAAATCTTGGTCAGTTTTTGCTACGCTTTGTTTCACAAATGCAGTTCCACTGCGATAATTGTAGTAACTATCACCAATGTTTACCCAAATTGTGCCATCGTCTTTTAGAACACGACGAACTTCACGAAATACTTCTACTAATTGCTGAATATATTCTTCTGGTGTTTGTTCAAGACCAATTTGGTTATCACTTGAAGTTGCACCGCATTTTTCACAAGTTCCACGAAACTTGAATATATTACCGCTTTGGTCACGGTCAGCACGTTCACCACCATGTGCGGCAATCTTTTCAACGTGGTCACAATTTGGATCACCACCACTCCACGTAGCAGTGCCGTAATCACGCAATCCATAGTAAGGTGGTGATGTGACACACATATTAATACTACCTTCTGGTAGTGTTTTTAATACATCACGACAATCACCTTGTAATATCTGGACGCCCATTATTCTTCCTCAAACAAACTATTATATGTAGCTAACTGTGCTTCTACTTCTTGTATCTTCTTTTCTACCACAGCAATACGTGCTTTAGCAATATCAATATACTCTTGGTTCATTTCAATACCAATGAAGTTAAAACCACTGTTTATAGCACCACGACCAGTAGAACCACTACCCATAAATGGATCAAGCACAGTGCCATTCGGTGGTGTTACAAGTTTACAAAGATATTCCATTAATGCAGTTGGTTTTACCGTAGGATGTGTGTTTTTTCTTGATACCACCTTGTTTAACCCAATACCTTGTCCTTTATCATATCCTTCACCATGTATTTGTGCGCCGTTACTAAACCCCATTTTTTTAGTTTCAAAATTATCTAATCCATCATTACGATCAGCATTACTTGCCTTTGCACAATAAAAGAATCGTGCGGCACTACCAGCATCTTCATATAGTGGACCTACTGGAATACCGTTGCTTGCACCCCAGATACCACCCTTACCACCTTCTTTGCGTTTAGGAAATGCAACACGCTTATATTCACCATAAGCAACGGTATTTTCATCACCTGTGTGACTGCGTTCTTTGCCACTTACATCACCTTGCTGACCTTTACTTTGTGGAAATAATTCTACGACTTCACTGCTGCCATCATGTATAAAGTTTGCAGGAAATCTACCAAGTGCTGATGATTGTATTTCTTCACCAGCATAACCACCTTCATATACATTCTGTGCAGTTTTATCTGTTTTCCAACTACCAGCACCACCAAGTCTTGGATCATCTACTGTGCTATCAGTAGGAACACGTGTTGCATCAATATTAATACCACCAACACCATATTTTAATACATTGGCAGCAACTGTGCCTTCTAATGGTTTTCTTGCTACACAAATTGGTTCATGTGCTGGTTTTAATGCTGTGCCCCAACCATCCCAAGTTTTAGCTTGATCAGTTGCAGGTTCAGTAACTTCAATTACATTACCGCTTTCTTCATAATAATCATTAGGACGATAACCTTGCTCACTATTAGTTTTCATAATATGAGCCATGCCACCACTTTTACTGACTTTGGTTTCTAAAACTTTACGTTCTGCACCAAAGTGTGCGTCAATTGCTTTACTGACATTTAATGACTTTGGAAACCCACTGCCATAAACCCACATTATCTGGTCACGAATTTCAAAACCAGCATCTTCAATAGCACATGTCATGCGATGATAAGTTCTGCTACCACTGAAAGCAAGCATATGTCCACCTGGCTTAAGCACACGTAATGCTTCACGCCACATATCTATATTATATGCAATACCACTGGCATCCCAACTTTTACCCATAAATCCAAGTTCATATGGTGGATCTGTTACAATGCTATCAATGCTATTGTCAGGTAGAGTCTTGAGTTGTTCACGGCAGTCACCGTGTAGTATCTTAATTTCAGCCATACACTACTTTATCTTTTTTATCCATATAAAGTCAAGAACTTTCTATAAATAAGTGCAGAGGATTTTATATATGCCATCAG